TGAGCGAATCAAGGCCAGCTACGAGGGCGCCGCCGAAGGGCGGCGCTCTTCTGGCTGGGACGCCCCGGACACCGGGCCAAACAGCCTGATCATGCCGGCCCTGCGCAATCTGCGTTCGCGTTCCCGGGCCGCTGTGCGTAATGACCCGTATGCGGCGAACGTGATCGACAAGCGGGTCAGCAACCTGATTGGCACCGGCATCACCCCGCAGCCGCGCTTGCTCGATAAGGCGTTGCGCAAGGCCATGCAGGTGCTCTGGGAGGATTGGGTGGACGAGTCGGACGCGGATGAGCGTACCGACTTCTACGGCCAGCAGGCGCTGGTGGCGCGGACGGTTGAGCAGTCAGGCGAGTGTTTTGTGCGCTTTAGGCCTCGACGGCTTGAGGACGGGCTGGCGGTGCCGCTGCAACTGCAGTGTCTCGCTCCCGAGTTTGTGCCGCACGACAAGTTCGAGGTCACCCGCACCGGCAATGTGATCCGCGCGGGAATCGAGTTCAACAGCATCGGGCGCCGGGTGGCCTACTGGTGCTACCGCACCCACCCCAGCGACAAGGCATCGCTCAATGCTGGTTACAACCCCGTGGTGCGGGTGCCGGCAGAGCAGATGTTGCATATCTTCGAGCCACTCGAACCTGGCCAATTGCGTGGTGTGCCACGGCTGGCGCCGATCCTGAAACGCCTGCGCAGCCTGGACAACTACGACGATGCAGTGCTGTTCCGGCAGGAGGTGGCCAACCTGTTCGCGGGCTTCGTTCGTAAACCTGCACCGGACGGCCCAGGGCATCCACCCATGGACATGCTCACCGGCGCGCCGGTGACTCACGACCGCGATGTGTTCACGCCCATGGTGGCGCTTGAGCCCGGCACGATGCAGGAGCTGGGCCCAGGTGAGCAGGTCGAGTTCTCCGACCCACCTGACGGCGGCAACAACTACCCCGATTTCATGCGGCAGCAATTGATGGCCTCCGCTGCCGGGGCTGGTCTGCCGTACGAGCTGATGACGGGTGATATGCGCGGTGTTAACGACCGGGTGATCAGGGTGGTCCTGAACGAGTTTCGGCGTCGCCTGGAGCAGTTGCAGTTCTCTGTTTACGTGCATCAGCTTTGCCGGCCCGTGCGGGCGGCCTGGATGGACATGGCAGTGCTTGCCGGAGCATTGGACCTGGTCGACTACACCCAGCGCCGCCGTGAGTACCTGCGTACCCGATGGGTGCCGCAAGGCTGGGCTTACATCCAGCCGGTGCAAGACGTGCAGGCACGCATGCTTGAGGTCAGGGCAGGTTTTGCCTCGCGCAGCGAGATGTGCCTGCGCTCGGGGACCGACGCGGAGATCGTGGACGAAGAGAACGCCGCCGACATCGCCCGGGCCCAAGCCTTGGGCCTCAACTACAGCAGTTTGTCGGCCATCGATAACGAGCCTGATGAACCCGACGAAAAGGGGAGCACATGAAACAGATGATGCCGCTTCGCATCTTTAACAAGGCCAAGACCAAGCTGCAGGTCGAGGATGAACATTGGTACCGGATTTCGGCGGCTGCCGAAGGTGAGGGCGAGTCAAATACCATCGAGGTCTACATCTACGGCGAGATCGGTGGCTGGGGCATTACCGCAAACCAGTTCATCCAGGATCTGAAAGCGATAGACGATGGTGTTTCTCCGGTCGTGGTGGCCTTCAATACCAACGGTGGCGACCTGTTTGAAGGCCTCGCCATTCACAACGCGCTTAGCCGGCTGGGTGAGCGCTGTACCGGCCGAGTGGATGCGTTAGCCGCAAGCGCTGGCAGCGTGGCAGTGTGCGGTGCGCACCGTGTGGTGATGGCAGCGAATGCCATGTTGATGATTCACAACCCTTACACCTGGGCGGGCGGTGATGCCGAGGAGTTGCGCCGGGTCGCTGACGTGCTCGATCAGGCGTTCGAGGTAATCATCGCTGCCTACAAAGCCAAGGCGCCGGACATCAATGAGGTCGAACTGCGGCGGATGGTCAACGATGAAACCTGGCTCACCGCCCAAGAGGCGCTGGAGCTGGGGCTTGCCGATGAGGTGGGGCAGGGTGTGAAGGTTCAGGCCTGCCTTGGACAAGGGACCGCAATGGCCCGGTACCGCAAGACGCCCCAGACGTTGTTGGATCAGCTCAAGGCCAGCCAGGCCCAACCGACCGAACCTATCACTCTTGAGCCCGAGAACGATCCTGCCGCGTCGACGCCGACCGACTCGACAGCGCTCGCGCTGCTGATTACCCAAGCCTGCGCTAAGGCGGGCATCAGCAACTTAGTGGAGCCGCTGATTGCTTCGACCAAGCTTGCGGACGAAGCGACCGTACAGGCGGCGTTGACCCGTGCCAAGTCGGTGCGCGACCTCTGCGCTGCAGCGCGCCTGCCGGAGATGACAACCGAATTTGTGCAGGCTGGTTTGGACCCTGCTGCAGTCAGGGCACGGTTGTTCGACAAACTGATCGGCAGCGGCAAAGGCTTTGAGATCGACAACAGCCTACCTCCCGCCGACGACGAGCCGGAGAAGGTCAAGGCGCAGATGCCCAATCCATCAAACATCTGGACTGCCCGACGGCAGGCCGTCAATAAAGGAGCACGACCATGAGCAACATCCGCCAGGAGCCGGTACACGCCGGCGAGTTCCTGCTGTCCGAAGGTGCAGGGAAAATCTCCCGCGAAGCCATCAATGTGGTGGCCGGCGAGGCTTTGATGGCGGGGCAATTGCTTGGGCTGGTCACTGCAGCCGGCGAATTCGCCCCCTACAACCCCGCCGCCGAAGATGGCAGCGAGAACGCTGTGTGCATCCTCTTCGCGTCGCTCGGTGAGTCCGACGTTTCCCGCCGCGGTCGAGCCGTTGTGCGCTTGGCTGAAGTGAGCGAAGCGTCGCTGACCGGTCTTGATGCTGACGCAGAAAAAGCCTTGGCGGCGCACTTCATCATCGTGCGCTGACTCAGGTCCGACTTTTACCCAACCCCGCCCTGAGCGGGGTTCTTACTTTCTGGAGTACCCCATGGCTGAAATCGCCATTTTTGAAGACGACGCTTTTGGTGTTGCGGCCCTCACTGCGGCTATCAACGAGCAGGAATATGTGCCAGGTCGCCTGGCTGCCCTTGGGCTGTTCGAGGAAGAGGGTGTCTCCACCCTGACCGTGCAGATCGAAAAAGACGGCGACAAGCTCGCCCTGGTGCCGTCCGGTGAACGCGGTACCTCAGGCCTGGTGGTCGGTGGAAGCAAGCGCATTCTGCTGCCCTTCAATACCGTGCACCTGCCGCAGCGTTTTTCCATCCGTGCGGATGAAATCCAGGGTATTCGGGCTTTTGGCACACAAACCGAACTGCAGGCTGTACAGGACGTGGTCAACAGACGGCTGGTCAAGGCTCGGCGTCAGCTGGATGCCACCCACGAATTCCATCGCATGGGTGCGATCAACGGCAAGGTGCTCGATGCAGACGGATCAACGGTGTTGCTGGACATCTTTGAGCGTTTTGGCGTGTCGCGGCAGAACATGTCGATGGGTCTTAACGACCCGGATTCAAACGTCCAAGTGCAAAGTGTAGAAGCGCTGGACATGCAAGAGGATGCCCTGGGCGCCGCCACTACCAGCGGCGCGCGTGCGTTTTGCGGCAAAACCTTCTGGAAGAAGCTGATTGCCCACGGGTCGGTGGTCGAAACGTACAAAGGTAGCCAGCAAGCTGCCGCCCTGCGGGGTGATGGTCGTGAGTCATTCGAGTTCGGTGGCATCGCCTGGGAGCGCTATCGCGGCAAAGTGGGTGGCGTTTCGTTCATTGCTGATGATGAGGCCCGTCTCGTACCCGAAGGCGTGCCGGAGCTTTTCCTTTCGGTCTATGCCCCGGCCGATTACATGGAGACCGTGAACACCGAAGGCCTGCCGTACTACAGCAAGCTGGAAGTGATGCCGTTCGGCAAAGGCGTGGAGGGTGAGGCGCAGTCCAACCCCTTGCACATTTGCACCCGTCCTCGCGCAATCATCCGCCTGACGCTCTGAACATGGCCTTTCGCGATCTGCTGGTCGACGTTGATGACACGATTTTCGAAGTGCTGGGTGATCCCGCGCTGATTGAAGGGCGTGAGGTGCTGGGGATGTTCTCGGCACCTTGGCTACAGCCCAAGCTCGGCCAGATCAGAACGGCGCTGAGAGAGCCGCACCTAGTCATCCGCGTTGGCGACAACACTGGCGTTGAGGTCAAGCAGAAGGTCGTTATCGATATGCCGGCTGAGGATGGTGGAGGCAACTACACGATCACCGGCATGGAGCCAGGCGGGGATGGCCTTGTGACGCTCGTACTGAGGAAAGCGCTATGAGTGTCGGTAGCTATTACAAAACGTCAGCCAACTCGGGGCTACTGACCCTGCAGATGAGGCCCGAGGATATTAAGGGCTTTGAGGACTTCGCCAAGCTGGTGCCAAAGGCCATCGTCGCGGCCCAGCGGAGAGCCATCAACAAGACACTGCGCTGGCTACGGGGGCAGGTGGCACGCGAGGTTGGCCGGCAAGAACGGATTGCCATCGCAGCGGTAAGGCAGCGAATCAAGGCCTTTCCTATGGTCGGCAATGGTCAGGGCAAGCTCTGGTTCGGCATCAGACCCATTGAGGCAAGTCGTGCTGGCCGGGCTCGACAAACGCGCGCTGGGGTATCTGTTGCAGGGCGTCGTTATCAAGGGGCGTTCTTCAAAAAGGTCTATAGCGGCAAGCCGGATATCTGGATTCGTACAGCGAGCAAACACTTTGACGCTGATGACTACCCGGACAGCGATGTGTCGGGTGGCGGCGGCGGTCGTTCCGGTTGGGTTTCGGAAAACGACAGCCGATTTCCCCTGGCCAAGGCCAAGATTTCGCTTGAAGACGTCCGACCACATTTCAACGCCTGGACCAATCGGGCGCACGACCGGCTACTGGTGGTCATGGAGCAGGAGTTGAATTTTGAACTGTATAAATACCTGAAGAGGGCTGGCAATGGTTGATGATCCAATACCCCTCGCCAATGTGTACACGGCAATTGAGCAGCACATCAGAGACGCTATACCCGGCCTTGCTTACATCGGGACCATGCCGACGGGGATCGAAATCGTGCAGCCCCCTGCAGTCGTGCTGGAACTGGCGGGCTTCGAGGATGCGGACAAGGATCCTGGCACCGGCGAAACAGCGGTTGATGCCCGGTTTGAGGCGCGGGTGATCGTTGCGGCAGAAGAAGAGAACTGCCTGCACGTGGCCGCTTTCGTTGCTGCACAACTGGCAGTGCTACTGCGCATGCAGTCCTGGGGCTTGGCAGTTGAGTTTGCTCAGTTCGTGCGGGCAGAGCGGGACTGGAGCCGGCCAGAACTGGACAGCTTTGCGGTCTGGGTCGTCGAATGGACTCAGGTTATCTACCTGGGCGAGGAGGAGTGGCCATGGCC